CGTGCAGTTGAAGCGTGCCGTGCGCACGACCGCCTTCGCGCTCAAGTCGTGGGAGGCTCGCACGGTGGCTCGTGCCGCTGGCTACGAGAACCTAGGCCGGTCCATCCAAGGCAACGCGCAGGGGCTGCAGGGGCTGGCGCAGCAGATTGCCGCGCAGCAGGCAGCCATCCAGCAGTTGAACGCCAAGTACGCCGCGAGGCGGCAGTCCTACATCAACGCTCTCTCGACCGCCCCGACCCGCGAGGCTCGTCAGGCCATCCGGCACGACAAGCGCGTGGCTGGCAGGCAGTACCGGCGTGCGTACAAGACCGAGACGAACGTCTTGGAGTCGATGTCCGCGCAGCACGAGCGCGGCGTGCAGGGATACGAGTCACAGCGCCAGCGGCTGGAGGGCGCTGAGACGCGCTACAAGAAGGGCGTCAAGAACCTCAAGGGTGCGCAGCGCCGTCACGAGCAGGCGGTCCAGCGCTACAACAACGAGTACTACCCAGTCAGTAGGGGGACACCATGGTGACCATCCGCGAGTCCGGTGAGCGTGGCGGCGAAGAGGAGGGCACGCGCCTCGTCCTCATGACCGAAGAGGTCTTCCTCAGTCTGGTGGAGACGTACGAGGAGGCCGAGGGCAAGGAACTCGAAATCGACTGGGGCGAGAAGACGGTCATGACCGTCATGTTCTTTGAGCCCACCGTCTACGAGTTCACGGGCGAAGAGGAAGGCGAGGACGACCAATAGCCATCCAGAAGGCGGTCACCCCGGACAGCCTCGCGAAGACGCGCTGGGACATCGCTGGCTACGCCCGCCTGCTGGGCATCGAGCCGCACCCCGGTCAGGAGCGCATCTGGACGCAGATGCTCATGCGCGACCAGACGGCCTTCCGGCCCTACTGGCTGACCGTCTCCATCAGCGCCGGGAACCGAGCCGGGAAGACGCTCGCCATCGCCATCGCCGTGTCGCATCACGTCCTCTTCAAGATGGGCCTGCGACCGCCTGACGCTCTCGACTCCGTGGAGTTGGACCGCTTCAGCCGCCTGCCCTACAACTGGTACCACTTCGGCATCCAGCAGGAGATTGGCGAGTTGCTGTGGCACAACATCGTCTCGCTGCTTGAGGGCACGCATGAGGCGCAGCGCAAGCACGGCTGCCCCCTGACCGACTCGCTGGGGCCCATCGCCAAGTACGACCAGAAGGAGCGCGGAGAGTACCGCTGGGTGCAGTTCGACCCGGTGCTGGGCGGCGGTGAAATCCACTTTCGCACCACGGCAGAGCGAGGCGTGGGCTCGCTGGGCAAGGACATGAACGGCATCTCCTTCGATGAGTGCGGCTTCGAACGCAACTTCTCGTTCATCGTCAACGAGGTGCTGCACAACCGCCGTCTCAGCACGGGCGGGCCGATGTGGTTCATCAGCACGCCGAGCGAGGGCTTCACGGAGTTCTCTGACGAGTTCAAGCGAGGCGACCCTGACAACCCGCTGCGCGAGCCAGACCGCATCTCCTTCTACATGAGTACGAGGGACAACATCGGGTACGGCATCGAGCAGGACATCTTCGACCGCCTCGTGCGGGGTATCCCTCCGCACCTCATCCCCCAGAACATCGACGGTCGCTTCATCCAAGGGCGCACGGCGTTCTTCGATGCTCGCGCCGTGGATGCCATGTTCGTGGCCGGTATCCCAGAGGAGCGCCCCCGTGAGCCAGCGCACCGCTACATCCAAGGCGTTGACCCAGCCGCCGTCTACGACGCCACGTGGAGCATCGTCCTCGATGGCACCGTCGATGGACGAGCCGAGGGCGTGCGTGCCACCCGTCGAGAGGGCAAGCAGAAGGTCGTTGACGTGGCAGCCATGGTGGTCAGCACACACCGCTCGTACACGGGCGACGGTGCGTCTTGCGAGACGGCGGTGGACGTGACGGGCATGGGCGGCAAGGTCTTCAAGGAACTGCTGGGCGACCTGCACCCCTTCCGGGGCGTCGAGTTCGGCGGCACGAAGAAGCAGAAGATGCGCCTCCTGACCGACCTCAAGGGCCTCATCGAGCAGGGCCGTCTGCGCTTCCCACGAGCGGGCGTGTGGCTGCAGTTGCGCAGGCAACTACTGGCCTACGTGCTGGACGACCGCAAGATTGAGCAGGACGCCGTGATGGCGCTGGCGGTCGCGACCAAGCAACTCATGCGCGACATGGCCAACGCCAAGGACACGGCCCCCTTCGACTTCTGGGAGCCACCCCTCGATGAGGAGGGCAACGAGGTCTTGAAGGAGAAGGCCAAGACCGAGGACGAGTGGGTCACTTATCGACTACGGCGCCGCATCGAGCGTGCTATCTCGGCGCAGTACTAGTTCTCCTGTGAGAGAACTAGTACTGCGATTTCCGTCACGACGCCGTGCGTCCTATACGCCCCACGTGATACGCTGCCGATATGACCCTCGCTGAGTACCCGAGCCTGACGCAGCGCAGGCGTGACGACGAAGACGAGCGAGAAGAGCGAACGTCCTCTCGTAGGCGCAACGCCAAGAGGGCAGCCTCGATGGGGGACGAGGCGGCGGCGAAGATGCTCAACCAGATTGCCGACCGCATGGACACCAAGTCGGCAGAGATGTCCCGCTTCGCGGACCTGTGCCAGCGCTGGGACAACCTCTACTACCCGGACACCATCACGCAGTACGGCGCGGACCATTGGCCCGGCGACCCGAACCTGCGCCTCCCCGGACGAGCGCACGTCAGCGTCAACGTCTACCCGGCCTACGTGGACATCCCGGCCTCCCTGCAGTCCGTGCCCCCTATCGAGAACATCGCTCCCGCTGACCCTCGTCAGGAGCAGAACCGGGAACTGGCCGCTGCGGTCGAGCGCGTCTACTTCGCGTGGAAGGAAGAGACGGACTTCGAAGTCAAGTCGCACAAGGCGGCGACGACCAAGGCGCTCTATGGCCGCACCGCTGCGAAGGTCTGGTGGGATGACGAGCAGGACATGCCGCAGGTGGCCATCATCGACCAGCCGCGCAACCTCTGGATGGGCTTCTCCTCGACCGACTACACCCGTCTGGACTGGTGCGTCTACGCCAAGCGCGTCCATGCGCAGACCGCTCTTGAAGAGTACGGCGTGGAAGTGGACATGGACGTGGAGGGGGCCCCGTACGTCAAGCCTGCCGGGCAGCGTGAGTTGTATACGGCTTCAGGCCCGACACGCGACTGGCTGGCTGGCGATGACGCGAGCATGGTCGAGGTCATCGACTACTGGTACAAGGTCCCCAAGGACACGCCCAAGCGGGGTGAGCCCACCGAGATGGTGACGTGGAACTGCATCATGGTGGGCAACGCCATCGTGCGACACGTAGACCACCCGGAGTACGGGGGCAAGATGCCCTTCATCCCGGTCTTCAACACGTACATCCCCGGCGTGCCCGATGGGCGGTCGGAGTTCTTCGACATCGAACAACTCATCCGTGAGAAGGACGAACGTCTCAGCGCCGGGGCGCAGATGGTCGCGAAGGCCGTCAGCGGGCAGTTCTGGCAGTTGGTCGGGCCCGAGGCCCCAGACCGGGTTCCCCCGGACGTGGCCCCAAAGGCTGACAAGGTCATCGCCCCCGGTGCTGGTAACCGCATCGAGAAGATTGAACCGTGGATGCCCGAGTTCCAATGGCAGGACTACCTCGACCGCATCGACAGGGAGTTGGTGGATGTCAGCGGACTCAACGACCTCCTGCGTGGTCTGGCACCCGCACAGGTACTGTCGAGCGGAAAGGCCATCAACGCTCTGGTAGCGAACTACGAGGCCCGCATCCGCATCAAGCGTGACCTCTTCTACCTGTGGCGCCGCAACATCTGGGACATGGTCGTGCAGGTCTGGTCCGAGTTCAACGAAGACCTCGGCCTCGCCTTCGCTCAGGCTTCTCGCCTGACCGTCAAGGCCCCCTCATTGACCCCACGCGACGAAATCGAAACGTCCACCATGGCTGCCAACAACGTGAACGCCAAGTTGTGGTCGCTGCGCCGGGGCATGGATGCTGTCGGCGTCGAAGACCCCGAGGCTGAAATCGACACGGTCAAGGAAGAGCGCACGGATGCCAGCCTCTTCGCCGCCGATGTGCAGGTGCAGGCCGCGCTCGCGGCTCAACTGCAGCAGATGCAGATGACGGCGCAGGAGATGCAGGCTCAGATGGGTGGCCCGGCTGGCGCAGCGCCACCGAGTCAGGGTGGCCCGCTGCCGCAGTTGGCAGCGCAGGCCCAGCAGATGGCTCCGGGTGGCATGCCCATGCTGAACGGGGCTGGTGAGCAGGGCATCATGCCTCCTGAGGGCCTGACACCCGGCGCTCCGGTCCCCGGTGGCGCACCCATGACCGGGCCCGGCTACAACGCCGTCAGCCAGAACATGGTCAAGGACGGAGAGGTGTCCAACCGGCTGCTGCTCCAGCAGCCCATCGGCCCTCCCCCCGCAGCGTAGGGGATTAGGTGGCACGAACTGGTCGCTTCGGTCGGCTGCCATCGGCGGCGCCTGACCTGTCCTCTCAAATCGTCTCCATGATGGAGCAATGGCAGTCTGCCGAGGACCGCAACATCCTCGATGCGTGGACGAACGGCGGGACCTACAACGGCAAGCCGGTCACCGACAAGATGATTACGGCCTACTACCGCAAGCGCCGGAACTCCTATGACAAGGACGAGCCGGAGTACACGGAGTGGGACAACGACCTCTGGCAGTTGCGCTTCCAAATCTCCAACGAGGGAGTGATGATGCGCTACAAGAACGGCCAAATCGGGGCCGCTGCTGTGGCGCAGCACTACCGCAACTGGGCCCAGAAGATGCCCAAGAACTCGTCCTACTACCGGAACATGATGGCCACGGCTGGCGACTTCGCCAAGGCTGCCAAGGCTGGCAGCGCTGGGGGCGGCAGCGCCTTCGACTATCAGGCCATGATGAAGCGCATCAACGCTCTCGACCAAGACATCGCGGCCACCGAGACGTTCTACGGCGGGCTTACGGCCTACGCCGTCGCTCACGGCTTCCTGCTTCCGGGCGAGTCCATCACGGACCCCAATGCCCTGACCGTCTTCGAAGCGCGGGACCTGCAGGCGCTCCTCGATGCGCACGTCACGAACGACCCTGACTGGGCAGGCATCCAGAAGGGCATCCAGCAGATATACCCCGACTTCAAGGGCAACATCACGTGGGACCGCATCAAGCGCCTTGACGACGTGGCCATCGCTGCTCGCAAGAAGAAGATTGCCGAGTACCGCAAGGCCCCCTACGACATGTCCTCGTACATCAGGAGCGAGCAGCAGGCCATCCGCGACACGCGGCGCACCTCGCTCTTCGCTCGCCAGTTGGACATCGAGGCTGACCTTGCCACCTCCTACGACATCTGGAGCGGGGCTGGCAGCATGGACATCGCCAGCAGGAAAGGCGAAGAGGGTCGTGCCGGGGCGCTCGACCCCGAGGACTTCCTGAGCGGTGATGGTACTTTCGTGCAGGACTTGGAGCGCAGCCACAAGCGCCTGCTGCGTGCCGGGCTGCTGCAGGAGGCAGCCTACGTGCAGGCCGTCATCTGGGCGGTCGAGGGCACCAAGGAGGGTGTCCAGAACCTGACCACCTTCGAAGGCGCGTCCACCATGTTCGGCACCACGCTCACGCCTGACCAACTGCTCTCGCTTGGGCAGGAGACGCTGGCTGCCAACAACGCGCTTGAACTCATCGACAACGGGAACGCCGTCATCCGCTTCACCTCGCAGCCGAGCGAGGTCGGAGCCGCGCTGGGCGAGCCGTGGTCGATGAAGTTCAAGGTCGAGGAACTGCCGGTCAACCCGGAGACGGGCTTGCCCGGTGTGAGCGGTCGGCAGGACATCATCATCCCTCACCGCATGGCCAGCGGGAAGTGGGTGGGGTCTATCTACACGGGCAAGCCGGTGGTCGGCCTGAACCAAGAGGTGATGGGCTACGTCTGGCAGGTCGGTGGCCGGAAGATTTACGGCGGGCCTGACCCTGCGCAGCCGGGTGCATACCGATACGTGTCCCACAACCCGTGGGAGAACCCAGAGTTCGGCATGACCCTCACGGACAAGGGCAACACCTTCCAAGTCACCGTGGACGCTGCCCAGATGGCCGAGGCTTCGAACCCCGGCGTCATCACGCCGAAGTGGGGCGATGACCCCAGCGAGGTCTACGAGTCTCTGGTCGAGAAGATTGGGTCCGTGAAGGGAACGGAGGGAGCCCTGTCTGCGACTCAGGAGACGCGCCTGATGGATGCCGTCGTCAATCAGGACTGGCAGCGCATCCTGACCGACCCGGTCGCCAAGGAGGCATGGGTCAAGGCGCACGCCGAGGACTTCCCGCAGGTCTGGCCGGGCAACGAGAACAGCGCACAGGCGAACGACGCCCTGCTCGCGCAGTCATTGCGGGTGCGGGCTGGGGCCGTCATCCCGTACACCTCTGAGCAGGCCATCTATCTGCGACCGGACGGCTCGCCACGTGTCGGCAACGAAGCGGAGACGATGGGCCTGACGACGAACGGCGTGCCCAACGAGGCCGCGCTGCAGAGCGTGGTCGCGCAGTTCACGCAGGCAGCGGGTGCGCCGCCCGCCTCCCCTGCCACGGTCGTGGCCCAGAACGACCCAGCCGCTCGTGCTGCTCTGGGCGGCAACCTGCAGCAGGCGTCCGAGTATGTGGCGGCTACGAACTTCGACAACATGGGCTACAACAACCCTGCCTTCCTCGTCTTCAACACGACGCCTGACGAGTTGAAGGGCGGCGCAGAGGCTTCTGCCGAGTTCGTCAACGTGGCCATGCAGAACAGCACGTCGCAGCAGGACATCAACGCATCGTCCGATGACTTGGCCGCGACGTACACGGTGTCTGGCCTGCTGCCCATCTTCGACTCGATGAAGAAGAGCGGCATGTCGCCCGACACGCAGGGCGCTGGTGTCCTCTATGGGGCGACGGACGAGTTCGCGAAGAGGCAGGCAGACGTGGCCGGTATCTCCGACTACAAGCCGTACGTCGAGCCGCAGGTCGAGCAGCAGATGGCCAACAACATCTGGCGCGGCTCCTCGCTCGACAAGCCGTGGTCGCTATTCCCGAACAGCGAGCCTCGTGCCGACCAGATACTCCCCATCGCCATGGCCGACCGGGCTCCGACACAGGGCCCACCGCAGCCTGACGTGAAGATTGCCGGGGGCATGCCGGGGGTGTCCAGCGTCCCGAACATCAAGCCGAACGTCAACATCAAGACGCCTTCGCTGTCGCAGATGCAGATGCCTCGCATCCAGAGCGTGGCTGACATCAGCACGGTGCGCATCGCGCCCTTGAGCGCGGTCCCGCCAGCCAATATCGGCAGCATCCCGAACATCGGATACAACCCACTCTCCAGCATCGCTGCGCCTAGGGCACCAGCGCCAACGTACAACCCGAACGCCTCCATTGGCGGGGCTGGCTACCTAGGGTCGAAGTAATGGTCGAGCAGCGCAGCATGCTGCCGCCCGGTGTGCAGAACATCCCTCAGGCTCCAGATGTCATCTTGGACTGGACCGTCCGGGGTGGCTCTCCGGGCTCCCGCTCCTCGACCGAGTTCGGTGGCTCCATCCCTCCGCGCATCGGTGGCGGGCTGCAGCCGGGGCAGGTCGCCTACGGCTCCAAGATGACCGCTCCTGCCGCGCCCGAGTTGGAGGATGCGCAGGCAGACCGGCTGGGCAAGACGAGCGTCCAGTTCTCCGGGGACGTGTATGACCCCGTGCCGCTGGAGGGCGAGGCAGCGCAGCCGCCACCCCGTCAGGTCGGCTTCGCAGAGGGCATGCTGGGCGGGCTGGTCGAAGCGTTCACGGGCGTGCTGCCCGGTGACATCCGGCAGCCGCTGGTCGGACTGGCTCAGGGCATCGGTCAGGTGGCCGATGTCCCGCTGGAGTTGCTGACGCACGTGCCCATCAACGAGATGCTGGGCGGCGAGAACGTCAAGGGCGCCTTCGACATGGTTGCCATGACCCCGGAGAAGCAGCAGGCCATGTCCACCATCGAGTCTGACCCGACGCACGCCGAGTGGTACATGAGCCAGTACCTGCGCACGCATCAGGGTGACTACGCTGCGGCCAAGGGGCTGCCGCAGGTGATGGGCATGCTCATCCGGCCAGACGCCACGCTGCTGGAGCGAGCCTTCGCGCTGCTGGGCATCCCGGCCCAGATGGTGAGCCGCACCATGGCGGGCAACTTCGGTCGGGCCGAGGAGGTGCTGGCGAACGCTACGCACCCGGCCCTCATCGAACTGCGTGACCGCTATCTGCGCGGTGACTACGGCTCCGTGGGCTCAGAGGAGGCGCTGGACCGCTTCAACGACGAGATTACACAGGCTGGCTTCGGCTGGGCCGACGACCCGTTCATCGGCATGGTGGCCGAGATGGTGGCCGACCCCGTCATCTTCGCTGGCTTCGCCACGGGCGCTGCCGCAAGCGTCGTGCGCGTGGGCCCTATCGCTAACCGTGCCGCTCAAATCGCCCGCATCGCTGGTGGCTCGACCGACAACATCGTGATGGCTGCCGTCAAGAACGCGACCGACCGGCTGGCCGCTGGCGACCTCGCTGCTGGAAAGGCGTTCGACCTCAAGACGGTCGATGGGACGTACCGGCTGGCTGGCGAGTTGGGCGAGCAGTTGAAGGGCACGCCGCAATGGAAGTCCATCACGGACGAGGCGGATGCCGCGCTCTCTCCCTTCGACCGGGCCATGAACACGACCGGCGTCAGGCAGGGCATCGAGGCTGCGGCTCGCGTCAGCGAGTTGGCCAATGCCCCGTTCAGCATCTTCGGCAGGGACGGCGCAGCCGGTGTCGTCCTCAAGCGCTTCACGAGGAACACGGCTCAGGGCATGTTCGCTGCTTTCGACATGCCGAAGGTGGCCGCTATCTACCGCGCTGTGCCTGACTCTGCCGCCCTCAACGAGTCGGTCGGAGCGGCGCTGGGCTACTCACAGCGCTCCCTCCTGCAGGGCAACCTGCAGCGGCTCGTGCGCTTCTACAGGCGGGACGCTGACGGCAAGTTCACGAACCCTGCCAACCTGCCAGACACGCTCTCTGACCCTGACGCTGTGCTTGCCCAGATGCGCAAGGTGGGCAACCCGGCTCAGGCGCAGCAGATGGAGTCGCACGTCCGCAGGGTCAAGCGCGATGTCGTGCCAGACGTGGGTTCACGGGTGGGCAAGGAGGCACAGGCCGAGTACGCCCGCCAGATGGACCGCGCCCGTGACGAGTACGCCATGAAGTTGTCGCACGCCGCTGGCATCACGGTCAGCGAGGCGCGTACTGCTCTGAGCAAGGCTGGCCCCGACGAACTGGCCTTCGTTCACTACGCGCATTGGGGCCGCACCATCCTCGACTTCGAAGCGGCCCGCAGGGCTGATGCCATCGGCGGGCAGCAGACGGTCAAGATGTCGGCGCAGCAGGCCATCATGCCGAACGCGGCGCAGGCTGACCTTGACGGGGCGGCAGCGGCGCTGGACGCCTACAGCATCATCACTCGTGCCACGCTCGTGGGCGACCGTGAGTTGACGATGGCGAACGCTCGCACGCTGCTCGACTCCATCGAGAACGCAGCCGACGAAGCGACGGCGGTGCGGCTGGCAGAGGACGCCATCCACCAGTACGAAGTCCTGTACCAGAACATCTACGAGAAGGTGCGCATCACCTCGGACGAGGTGCTGCTCAAGCAGGTCAAGGCCATCCTCACGGACGGCATCAAGAACGACCGCTTCGTGACGGTCATCAACGAGGCCAACCTGCCAGCCAACATGCAGGCCCTGCGTGCTGAACTGCACGCTCGTGGTGAGGCGTATGAGTTCGGCATCGCTCCCTCACGCGAGAAGCGCTGGCAGCCCATCTACGGTGAGGACGGCGCCCTCGTCGGCTACTACCCGTGGATGGACATTCGGCCCACGCCAGAGGATGTCACGAACCCCACCCGCTTCGACGTGCTGCGGGAACGCCTCTTCACGCCCATCCGTGGCGAGAACATCATGCAGGAGGCTCGCCGCTCGTTCACGCAGGAGGGGGCCAAGCGGTACGGCCTGAGCAGGGCCACGTCGATGACGCTCTGGGAGTCGGTCAGGCGGGCTGCCAATGCCGAGATGACGACCATGCGCTCATTCACGCCTGAGCGCTTCCGGGCCATCCTTGACGGCACGAACATCTCGACCTTCGACCGGCAGCGTCTGGGCTACCGTGGGCTGGCCGAACTGGTGGCACGGGCCATGGAGTCGGACCTTGCCTTGGTGGGCGGCACCTCAAAGTTGACGGGCAACCTGAAGACGCGCACCTCGCGGCACGGCAACTACATGGGCAGGCTGGCCGAGGGTATCTACCCGGCCATCCGCTTCAACCTGAACCCCGTCTTCCTGATGCAGGAGTTCATCGAGCCCTACTTCTTCAACGCCCTGCGCGGTGTGAAGTTCGGCATGAAGTTCACACCAGAGCAAATCAGGTTCCACTCGCTGATTGACGAGATGAACGTGGCCTCGCATCTGGCTGACGGTTTCGAGTCACGCGAGTTCCTGATGACGGGCGCACAGCACGCTCGCAACATCGCTGGCCCGAACACGCCGTTGGCTGCAGCCTTCGATGACATGCCCATGGGCAAGGTCGGCACGCCCAAGTTGATGAACTACTACAACCTCATCAGGCAGGAGTTCGGGACGCTGCTCCACGACGCGCTGGAGAAGGAGTACCCCGGCGCATGGACGAGGCTGCAGTCGCACTTCAACGACCTTGACAAGCGCAGCGGAGGCAAGGGCAACCTGAGCCACGCCGAGGTGGCCGAGCAGTACCTGAAGCACAAGGGCCTCTACAACCCGGACAACGACTGGGTCAGCATCCACCACTACGACGGCGCCGTGCCTGACGAGTTCGGTCGCATCCGTGGCATCAACAAGTCGTACCTTGCCAAGCAGTTCGGCTACGACTCTGGCCTTGAACTGCGGGCTGGCCTCCTTGACCCGACCGACCCCCTAGAGGAGTGGGGCTTCCGCGAGTCGCTGGTCGAGCATGGCTTCAGCCCTGAATACGCCGCACGGGCCTACGCCGTGGCCGTGGGTGTCGAGCCTGACGAGTTGTACGCCTCGGTCGCCCAGCACTACACGAACCCGGTCGAGCGTGACTTGGCCGTGGGCCTCATGCGCGACTGGCACACCATCATCGCCAACAGCAAGGGCATCAGCGTCGAAGAGTATCTGGCCCAGAAGTTCACGGGCCCTGCGGTCTGGCTCAACAGCAACGCCAAGTTGCCGTATACCGCCCACCCGCAGCGTGTCTTCAATGACATCTACGACGAGTGGGGCTGGGAGCAGTTCGCGCCCGACTCGCCCGAGGCGCTGCGTGTCCGTGACCGGGCTCGCGAGTTGCATGTCCAGACGCGCAGGCCCGATGTTCGCAAGGACCATGTCAATGCCGGGAACGGGCTGCGAGCCCACATCGCGGCTGGCGGCTCTGCCGTTGACTGGGTGCCCGAAGGCAAGGGCAAGGCCAAGGCTGGTGCAAGCGTGGCCGGTATCGACATGGACCCTGCCGTCTCGCTCAAGGACTTCACCGCTCGTGCCGAGCAGGTCTTGGGCAGGCAGAACGTGGCGTCGGCAGGCGACTGGTACCTGTACATCCCGTCCATGTTCACGTCGCTCGCTCGCAACCTGACGGACGAGACGATTACCGACTACGCCACCCTCATGAACCAGCGTATGAAGTCGGTGCCGAGCATCGACCTCAACGACCTCGACAACGTGAGGGACGAGGTCGCCGCTCGCATGATGATGGCGTGGTCGATGACACAGTCGCAGACCTCGCCACGAGACGGCATCGGCTACATCACGAAGATGATGGACCGCGAGTTGCGCGGCAGGCGTCCAGACCAGAAGGGCATCACCAAGCCCGAGTTGAACAGGCAACTGGACCGCATGCTCAGGGACTTCGAAGACTCCGTCACCTCTGCGGGCGCAGCCGCCAAGTTGCACGACTTCACGGACGGCAACCTCGGCTTGTCCCAGCGCACCGTCATGCTGGCTGACGATGGTGTCTCGTATGTGGACAGCAGCCAGCCGGTGGCTGGTGATGTCTGGGCGCTGCGAGCGTCAGGCTTCGCGGACGAGGGCTTCCTGCGCTACGCGGGTCGGCACATGCTGCGACAGCAGGGCTACAAGGGGCCCATCAGCGAGGCCATGGAGAAGCAGGCCATGGCCGACGTGGCCAACCAACTCGGCCTGAAGTCGGTCAAGGATGTGGCTGGTGGGCAGCCGTCCACGAAGCAGTACGAGTTCATCACGCACAAGTACAACACCATCGCCCAAGAGTGGAACGCCTCTGGCTACCTGATGGACGAGCGTGGTGGGCGAGCGTGGGAGGCTCGTGACGTGCAGGCCGTTGACTGGCTGCGCATCCAGAAGCAACTGGGCCTCGACCCGGATAGCCACTACGGCATGGTCGGCAAGAACATCGTGGACGTGGAGTTCGAATATCGGCCCAGCGACCACGTGCCGCTACGCCGGGGCTTCGACCTCTCCATGCTGACGCCTGACCATCAGGACCACGTCACTCGCACCGTGACCGCCGACTTGGTGGACATCATCGAGCAGGAGACGGGCGTCACCGTGCTGCGCCATCAGCCGGGCTGGGGCCGCACGGACGGCGTCGTGAGTGCAAACACGTCATGGAGCATCATCGGGGCTCCTGAGGCCATTGACGACGCTCTGGACTCACTCTCGCTGCTGACACAGAACCGTGACATCGTGGCCGTCACCTACCCCGGCAGGCTGAGTGACTTCTCGTCCAGCAACGTCAAGGGTGGCCGCGTCTGGGGCATCGACTTCGTGCCCGAGGGCGGGGCCGACGCTCGCACGCTGGAGGCCCTGCGCCTGTGGCTTGGCAGCCAGCGTGGCAAGGAGGGCTTCCGCTGGGACGGCTCCATGATGGCCATGACTCCCCGCACGCTGGGCGAGTCGGTGCGCACGCTGTACGACGACCTTGACGGGCTCGACCGTGAGATGTTCACGGAGCAGATGGTCCTGCCCCAGTCCATCGTGGACACGCTGGAGAGCGGCAAGTGGGCCACGGAGATGGGCCTCGACCCGCAGAGGGTCACGGTCGCACGAGAGTTGTTCGTGACGAAGCGGCGCAAGCACGACTACGATGGTGACGAAGCGAGGGCCGAGGCTCGCATCACCAAGGAAGGCGCCGAGGGCCCTGCAGCCGACGCCATCTGGGCCGAGGAGATGGGTCGCAAGTTGCAGGCCGACCTGACAGCACGAGGTAAGGACGATGTCAGACAACGAGTGGTCGGTGGGCATATGGCAACCCTACGAGCCAGAGCAGACACCGCCATCCGAAAGTCAGACCCCGAGGCTTGGGCTAGAGGACGAAGTCGCCTCGGCTTCGTTGATGGCCCAGACCGCTCTGTCGGAGCAGCAGGGACCGGGGGTGGGAACATCCTTACCCAGTACAGCCCCCGAGGCTTCCGAGGAGCCGTCGCTTGGGACCGAGGGCGAACCACCGCCCAGCGAGTCGCTACCGGAGCCACTTCCGGTCGAAGGGGGACTCTCTATCTCAAGCGAGGAAAGGCCGACGTAACGACGGTCGTCCACGAGACGTTCCACTTCATGGCCGACGACCTCGACCCATCGGCCATCAAGACCATCCACAACGTCTTCTTCGCCAGTCCTGAGGGGCAAGCGTTCCTGAAGCGTGGCGGCGTCCAGCCGACCGGGAAGAACGCCAACAACGTCCTCGTGCGCGAGGCCGAGGAGTGGATGGCGGCTGCCTTCGAAGAGTACGTGGCGACAGGTGTCGCTCCTGTCGGTGACCCGACCATCGCTGCCGTCTTCAACCAGTACGCCCAGATGTGGCAGACCCTGAACCCCAACAAGGTCGCGGGTCAGCACATCGACCCGTCCATCCAAGGGCTCTTCGACTCCATGACGCCCGAGGTCCATCGCGGGCCAGCCGCCACCTTCGACGTGAACGAGTACCGCATCCTTGAGGCGGCTCGCGTGGCCCTGCAGCGGGCCGAGGAAGAGGCGTTCCGGGTCCACTACTACAAGCGTGGGCGCACGCTGCTGGAGCGCACCATCAACCATCCCTATCTCGGCATGTACCCGGCCTCCTACATGTGGGGCAAGGTGCTGCCCGAGTTGATGCGCTTCCTCGTGCGCAAGCCCTTCGGGGTGGACGCTCCGTTCGCCGGGCTGGCCATGGTCAACCACGTCTGGGAGGCCGTCCAACTGGAACTGGCCACGGACGACAGCACCATCGCGGACTTGGTCGAGTCGATGCCAGCCCTCACGCACTTCATGCAGTTGATGGTGCCGGGCACGCCTTGGGACATCCCGGTCAACGCGCCTGCGTGGACGCGCAGGCTGGCCCAGAACGCATGGGCTGGCGATGAGCCGAACATCGGCGCTGCCATCACCGACACCGTGCAGTACGCCTTCGGCCCCGGTCGTGCGCCGAAGGACATCCTCGCCGTCGCCGGGGACCTGCAGAAGTCGCTGCAGTCTGCCGTGCAGATGGCGACTGGGACATACGTCCCACTAGCGGAGCGGAAGCGCGTGGAGGCCGAGCAGGCTGACCTGCGCAGCCGTGGTTTGATGCCACCGGAAATGCCGGAACCATCAAGGTTGCAGCCCGGTGGAGTGCTACAGTAAGGGGTAAGAATGACTGACCAGATGTCCGTCGATACGGCTCCCGCCACCCCGGACACGGGGTCGCAGGATGCGGTGCCCACGGCAGAGCAGGTCGAGGCTGAGTACAAGGCGAGGCTGTCGGGCAAGGACAAGGCCCACGCAGCGGAGACGAAGGCCCTGAGGGAACAGTTGGCAGCCCTCCAGTCGGCGCAGCAGAGTGCTGTTGCGCAGGTGGACGGCACAACGTCAGAGGCCGAGGCTCTGAGGCGGCAACTCGCTGACATGCAGAAGCAAATCCAGCAGCGTGAGCAGGAGTACACGGCGACCCTTCGGGCCACCCAGTACCCCTACGCTGCAGAGGCCCTAGACCCTCAAGTGCTTGCGAGCATGGACGAGGCGAAGTTGGCAGGACTGAACGCGAGGCTTGAGCCCGCTGGACGCCCGGTCATCGGCATCGACTCCTCCACCCCGGCACGGACGGCCAGCGCCCCGAAGACCATCGAAGACATGACGCTTGATGAGGTCAGGGACGCACTCAAGCGTGCGGCCCCAGCCTTTGAGGCGGAAATCAGGCAGGAGAACTACTGATGGCTTTCATTACTGGTGGTTCGGGCGCAGGCGCAACGCCTCCCGGCAGTACCACGCAGACTGGTGGTCCCGCCAACCCGGCGATGACCACGAACTTCGACATGCTCCTCACCGCTCAGGTGCGGAAGGATGTCCTGAAGAACCTGCGAGATGTCGCACGCTGGCTGGTGCCGGGCGCGTACATCCCCGGCAAGTTGGTCGCAGGTACCAACAACATCCGGCACGTCGCGTTCGGTGACCTTGGCGCTGCGACGAGCGTCATCTCCGTGGAAGGCTCGCCTCCCTCGGAAGAGACGCTGTCCATCGGCTATGCCGAGTACAGCGTGACCCAGAAGGGTCGCCTCGTCGGCATGACCGATGTCTCCATGGCGCTGTCGCCGTTCGACCTTCTCAGCATCGCTGCGGACAAGGTGGCGTTCGACGCCAAGATGACCGTGGACCGCAGCATCGCCACCGCCGTCAAGGCGGGTACCGGCGTCACGCTGCCTGCCCTTGCTGGCTCGACCCTCGCTGCGGTGGACATCCGCAAGTGGGTCGTGGCCATGAAGACGGCGAAGGTCCCGACCTTCCCTGATGGCTTCTACCTGTGCATGGCGCACCCTGCGGTCATCTACGACCTGCAGAGCGACACCAGCATCGGTGGCTGGCTTGAGGCGAGCAAGTACGCCGACCCGTCCCGCCTGCTCAATGGCGAGATTGGCCGGATGTGGGGCGTCCGCTTCATCGAGACGACCGTGGGCACGGTGACGGCGGGCTCTCCCGACACGTACACCACGACCATCTTCGGTCCCGACTACTTCGCCTTCGGTGACCTCCAGAGCATCCAGTCGTACATGGTTCGCCCCGGTGGCGACCACAGCGACCCGCTCGCCCAGAAGGCCCTCGTGGGCTACAAGGGCATGTGGGGTGCGAAGACGCTTGAAGTCGCGACCGCTGGCGGGCCACGGTTCGGCATCAAGAAGGACCACGCTGGGACTGACTTCTCCTAATCGAGAAGTGAGGTAAGGGGAGCCTCTTCGGGGGCTCCCCGCCCACCATGACGTACACACCGCCCTCTCGTTCCATCCTCCGTGCGTCGGTCGCACGCGACCTGCGCGACCCGGAGAACAAGACATTCACCCCACAGGAGGTCAACGACCTGCTGAACCTCGGCGTTGTCGAGGTCAGCCGCGTCTACCCCAAGGAGCGTGTCGATGTCCTGACCGTCAACGAGAACGGGCAGCAGGCTTTCATCACGGACGCGGCCAGCATCTTCAGGGTCGAGTGGCTGATGGAGGGATACCCCGCACAGGGCATCCCCCAGAACACCTACGTCCACAGCGGGCAGGGTGGCTGGGACATGCACGCTGGTGTGCTATATCTCCCCTACGGCTACGCTATCGGGCTTGAGGCGAGCGTCCACTCCATCCGCATCTGGGGCTACTGGGACCGCGAGTTGATGGCCGCTGATGGCGACCTCCTCGACGGTGACGCCGAGGTCGAGTTCGCCGTCCGCTCCGTGGCCCTGCTCAACGGGTACCAGCGCCTGCAGAACGACAGGCTGCTCTTCCAGCAATGGCTGACCAACACCGGCAACTCGGACGTGAGCCCTAACCAGTTGGCGCAGACAGCCGACCTGTACCAGTCGCAATGGCGCGAGCAGCGCCAGCGTCTCCGCACGCTGCAGAGGACGTAGGCCGTGGACCTCACTCGGCCCATCGCCTACAGGGGCCTGCTCCTCACGGGTGCCTATGGTGGACCGGGTGGGGCGCAGCCCATCGAGGGCATCCGCCTGACCCGAGCCCGCTTCACGGACGTGTCCGTCCACGGCTACACGGAGAAGAAGTCGCTGGAGGACGGCATGGATGCCAGCGACGTGTTCATCGGCACGCGCCGCGTGACGCTGGCAGGCGAAGTCTTCGCGCAGACGAAGGCGCAACTCTACGAATACCTCGACGCCCTGCGCCTGCTCATGACCCCGACTGACGCCTACGCCGAGGCCCCTGCCCGTAAGGGGTATCTGCCCCTCTCGTTCAGCCAGCCCACGATGCAGACCTACTTCTGGCCGACCGGCTTCGTGGACCGTGTCATCTACGTGCGCCCTGCCATGCAGCCCGACTACGAAATCGAACTGGGCGCCATCAGCGGGGTCAGCACCGCTGGCTACTCGCTCCCGTTCACGGTCGTGCTGGAGGCCATCGACCCACGCTTCTATGCCCCGGTGCAGGCAGAGCAGCCCCTTAGCGGCTACGGCGGCACGGGCACGCTGCAGAACCGGGGCAACTACCCAGCACCGCTCAACTTCATCGTCGTCATGCCAGCCTCCTCGGCTGGCTCCTACACCTTCTCGTGGGTGGGCGTGGGTTCGACGTTCACCATCGCCATCCCGGCAGGCGGCTGGCAGCGCATCCTCAGGCTGGACTCCATCAACAAGGTGCTGACTCTGGAAGTGAACGGGGCCGAGACGCTGCGCATGGACCTCGTCACGTTCGCGGGCGAGAGTACCTACCCCAAGGTCCCGCCCACGCCAGAGGGCGAGGCTGCCGCTGGCTTCACGTGGTCATGCGATGGACCCGTGGACGGGGCAGGGGCTCGCCTTTGGTACAACGAGGCGTGGGTCTAAGTGGGCGAGCGGCAGGGCCGGTGGGACGCATCCAAGGACACGTCCGTCAGGTCCAAGTCTGACTGGGCGGGCACCAAGGAGGGCTGCCCCGGTCGGTCGAACATGTCCATCGGCAAGCGTGAGGGGTATGTCCATCGCTCTTTCGTGGAGTTCGGCATCGACCTCTCCGACATCGGATACCTGCACTCAGCCGTCCTCTACCTGACCACGGTCCACGGCGACTGGGCTCCGGGCCCCTCACCTTCGGTCAAGGTGTCGCGCTGCATCGAGGGCTGGCCCGAGGGCGTCGGTCCTGCATGGCACCTCAACGATGGCTTCGACGCGAACATCACCGATAACGGTGAGGCGTGGTCAGCCGTGGCCGGTAACCATGGCGGCGTCACGGCTATCGACATCACGCACATCGTCGGCCCGTGGCTGCGCTCGTCGCAGGGCTGGCCCGGTGGCTCTGGCTGGGACAAGCCCAACCACGGCATCCGCCTGAAGACGGGCGAGTCCGACTACACGAACAGCGTCCAGTTCGGCACGAAGGAGGGCGGCGCTCCCGCCTACATCCTTATCGACTACGACCGGCCAAACTACGCTCCCTCAGAGACGAACGTCATCACGCCTGCGGGGACCGTGCCGAGGAACACCGCTTTCAGCGGGCAGGTCATCGACCCGAACGGGACGTGCCCGGCCTACGTGGACATCGAGGTCGAGCGGGTCGATAACGGCAACCGTGTGTGGACGGTCAGGGTCGGCAACGATGGCACGTGGTACGACGAAGGTGGCTCGACATGGCGCTGGTCAACCCCGAACCCCGGCTCAGGAGTCTTCAAGTCGAACGTCCCTTACAGGGCCAGAGCGATGGGGACGGACCCCGGAGGGTTGAGTTCCGCGTGGGGGCTATGGCAAGGGTTCACGTTCGAAGGGCTCCGACCCTCGGTGACGATACGAGAAATCGGGGTGCTGTCCAATCTGGCCGGGTTCAGGTTCGCAGCGGACTGGCACTTCGACCCGGACGAGGAGGAGGAGAACTACGTCGTCCAGTATCGAGTCCAGACCAAGTCAGCGCTGGACTTGGGATGGGCCGTGCCCTCGTGGGACGAGACGTTCTCGCCTCTGACCGAGGTCGAGTCGGCACAGGGGTGTCTGCTCTTCCCGTACATGGGGGAGAAACTGCAGGCGGGGCAGTACGACATCAGGGTCCAGATACTCGACGCCCTCGGCCAACTGTCCGAATGGTCCCCGGTCGTGCGCTTCACACTCACCTACGGGAGCGAGGAGCCTGACCAAGACGGCGACGGCCAGCCCCCGTTCATCACCGGCTACAAGCAGCGCCGTGGCAGGGTGCGCATCGTGCTGCGTGCCGCTGATGGGCCGGGGCGTGGGCCGGGGACGGTCAAGGCCATCATCGAGAACGCGCACAACATCGGCTTCAGTCAGGTCGTCAACGAGCCGGGAGAGTTCTTCTTCACGCTGACCTCTTTGCACCCACAGGCTGGCGAGTGCGAGCCCTTCCAGCGCCACTTCTCCCTGCAGCAGTACCGCAACGGTGGCTGGCAGGACATCTGCAACGGCATCCTCACGGACTTCGACGCTGGTGACGACGACATCATCATCTATGGGCTCGACTACATCGGCATGCTGTCGCGGTCGGTGGACACGCGCTTCCCTCAGGAGGGCGCGAACATCGACCTCACTCATGCGAAGGGCGGCGCGAAGTACATAGACGAGAAGATTTCGGACATCATCAAGGAGCAGTTGACGCACGCCAAGAACCAAGCGGACTCGCCCCTTGGGTTCTTCAATCTGGGCAACGGCTTCGTGACGAACGAACTCAACACGCGAGTGACCATCTACTCCTCGTTCAAGCAGCGGCTCGACTTCATCCGTGGCCTCATCGAGTCGCACCGGCAGGGGACGGGTAAGCGCACCCGATTGCGGGCACGGCGTGACCCATCACAGGCTGACCGCTGGGAGTGGGACCTGCGCAACACGCCCGGCATCGACCGTGACAACCTGAAGTTGCAGTACGGCTCCAACCTGCAGAACTTCAGGGTCATCGCCATGGGCGAGGATTACGCCACACGGGCGCACGGCGTGGGCACGCAGGCGAACTCGGTCAAGCCCATGTACTACGTGTACCCGACCGAGGGTGGGACCAACTTCCTGACCCAGACGTTCGGCAGCCTGCAGCGCGTGGAGGTCTACGAAGACCTCATCGACAGCCACGACCTGAAGCGGCGCGTCAAGCAGTTGGTCAAGGAAACGTCCAAGGTCGGCAAGCGCATGAGGCTGGCCATCAAGGTCCACAGCATCGACCCCTTCGACGGCTATGACCTGACCGACAACATCCCCATCGACATCGACCGTGGCATGGTCGAGACAGACCGCTACGGCTCTGGATACTGGACCCTCTGGGGGCTGGAATACCGGGTCTTCCCTGACGGCCACGACGAACTCACGTGGGCCGTAAAGCCTCGTGAGGATGACGAGGACCCTGACGCTGACCTGCTCCCATCCGACCCGCTGCACCGTGTCCCTGAGTGGGCCATGGGGCATGGGCCTCCTCCACCCTGCGCGGGGGTGCCCATCTGATGGGTGAGCCCACGCCTTGCGAGTGCTACTTCTACCTCGACCTCGATAGCGGCACGGTCTACCAGCGCCTCGGCCCGACCTACGACACGTGGACGGAGCAGGGCACCATCCCCGGCGACGGCACCATGCCTCCTCCTCCCGGTGGCTGGTATCCGGGCGACTTCCTGTTCCCGCCCAAGGTGGCGGGCGTCGTCGTCACGCCGACCTACAAGTCGCAGCAGGACGGGACGCCCATCCCTGCCCTGAAGGTGGTCTGGGACCCGGTCCTCCCGACCGACATCATCGGGTACGAGGTCCAATGGGACGAATGGGTCAACGAAACCCCTGCCACATGGGCTACCCCGCACGTGCTGAAGGTCGGGGCAGATGTGACGGATGTCACGTTCACCGACCACATCATCGGGAATACCCCGTACGACGTGCGCGTCAGGGCCTACGACCTTGAGGGCTACAAGGGCGCGTGGAGCGACACCGCCACGGCCATGGCGCTCATGGACACGGTGCCCCCTGCGGTGCCGTCGAACTTGGACTCGGCTTCCGGCTACGGGCTCATGGCCGTGGACTGGGACGCCAATCAGGAGCAGGACTTCTCCTTCTACGAGGTGGCCCTCTGGAAGACCTCGGACGAGGCCGGGACCATCACGATGTTCAGGAGCCCAGCCTCCCGCTTCGTCATCGGCAACCTTGAGAACGAGGTCGAATACGGCGTACGGGTCAGGGCCGTGGACCGCAGCGGCAACATCTCTGCGTGGAGCGTGGATGTCACGGCCACGCCGACCAAGGTGCCGCAGGCCGACATGGTCTTCGAAAGCATCACGGTCAACGACTTCATCGACACCGGGGAGTTGAGCGCCAACGCCATCACGTCTGGGACCCTGACGCTGGGTGGCGCCGAGTACGGCCCCGGCCCGTACCTCGTCGTGTTGGACGACACGCTGCCCATCCCCGTGCAGATGCTGCGCATCGACCACATGGGCATCGTCAGCGTGGACCCCAACGACCCGGCTCGCGCCATGCGCTGGCAGGGCGGTCGGCTGGAGTTCACCGAGACGTTCACGGACACCGTCCCGATATGGACTACGGCCCTCTCTGGAGAGGGTATCGTGGCAGACACCATCCTCCTCGGCTCGCAGCCGGGTGGGCACAACATGGTCAAGAACAGCGGCTTCGAACTCTTCCCTCTGGCCATCGAGCAGGAGGCCAAGTGGGACACGCAGGGTGAGTGGGCCGGTCACATCGGAGCCATCAACATGGACACCACGACAGCCGTCCTAGGAATGGATGACTACACGTGACGAGGCAGGCCACCGTCCGCTACTACGCGGACTGGGATACCGGCTACACGTGGGACTCCGGGGGGAACCACCGCTGGGGCTCCATCGACCAGCACCTGCCGGTGGGCGATAACAACGCTCACACCAGTTTCTACCAGCCCATCATCCACTTCCCCATCGACACCTCGTACATGGTGTCGGTCATCTCAGCGCAGGTGGTGGTGCAGGTCTGCGACACAGCCGTCCACTTCGGGTCGTTCTGGGGAGCCTCACCGAGTTGGCTCATCGGGCGTCTCTCGCAGGCTCCTCCCGACCACCAGAACGCGGGCACGGTCTGCGGCGGTGGCGGCTGGGCCTTGGATGGTCCCGCCTACTCTCCGGGCTGGGACGCCGTCTCGACATGGCCGAGCCACAACAACGGCTGGGCCTATGGCATCGACGCCACGGTCACCGTGCAGGCACTCAAGGCGGGGTACCCCAACTACGGCTTCATGTTCGCTGCCTACAACCCGAACCAGCACAGGAGCGAGTGGCGGGCCAACGACTCGGGTGTCGTTGCCTACATCGACATCACGTACGAGGTGCCCAACGAGGCCCCCTACAAGCCGTGGGGCGAGGCTCCGGGGAACGCCTCCTACGGGAACAACACGCAGCCGCTCGTGCGTCTCGCCAACAACGGGGACATCGACGGTGACCCCGCAGGTGGGGTCGCCATCGAGTACGGGGTCGTCAACAACTACGGGGACCAGTCATGGGCGGCAGGCCCCGGAGCCTCTGGCTTCGACACGAACCCAGCCCGGTACGTCGCTGACTTCTACCCGACCCTGACGAGGGGCAAGTGGCATTGCTTCAGGGGCTACTTCGTTGACCACCATGGTGCCTCCTCCGGGTACTCCGACCCGTGGTGGCACTACGTCTGGGCGCTCCCGAACGCGCCCAGCATCGTGGGCGGTATGCAGCCCATCCACAACTTGGGCGACCTCAACCAATGGAGCGGGAACGAGGGTCGGCCAACCGTCCGCATCACGCCCAGCGACCCGGATGGCAAGGCGCAGACCCGTATCCAGTTCGAAATCAGCACGAACCAAGCCACGGCTGACTGGAGTGGTGGCTATGACGGCACCTTCTACAGCGGCGGGGCCTATGACTTCAACATCCCCTTCGGCCTGCCCAATGACCTGAACCGCTACATCCGCGCCCAGACACGCGACAGCGAGGGCAACTGGGGACCGTTCTCGGCGTGGACCGCCATCAAGGTGCGCTGGTCGCAGGCCATCTACCAGTACCACGGCACCACGTTCTCTGGCCAGTACGCCTTCAGCCTCGGCAAACTGAACGGCAGCAGCCCATCGGCAGCCACAATCTTCCGTGGCGCGACTGGTGCGGGTGGTGCCGGTGCAGGTGCGTGGAAGGCGTCCATCGGTGAGGTCGGTCAGCCAGAGTGGATGAACGTCCTCGTGCGTCTCGCCATCGGCAGGGACACGTCCTCGCGCACCACCCTGAGCGACATGTCCCTGACCTTCCTTGGCGCTGCGCAGCAGCCTGACGAGTGGGTGTTCAGCGGGCTGGACGAAGACTTCTGGCAACTCGACACGAGCAACAGGCGCTACGGCACGAAGTCCCTCAAGTGGACGCGGCAGACGCCGGTCGCAACGGGCCTCACGGCGTGGGCGGAAACGGACACCAACGGCGACCGTTACGTCGTGCCGGTGGTCAAGAACACCAAGTACACCCTGAGCGTCTGGGTCAGGGGCACGCTCTCACATGGTGCCATCCGTGGCGTCGTGCGCCGTGACGCCAGCCCTGACCCCTTCGTGGTGGCTGTCACCGACCCGGTCACCGACACGCAGGGTGAGTGGTTCCGCATGCGGGTCACCTTCACGACCGACGATGCGACCACGGAGGTGTCGGTCGGTGTGGCCTATGACGCCACGGCTGATGGGCTGGGCGACATCTTCTGGGTGGACGCCGTCCAAATCGAGGAGGGCCCGGTCGCCTCCACGTGGAACCCCGGACAGACCGGGGCGGTCATCGTGGACGTGGGCGGTATCTCCATCGACGCCAGTCGGGGAGCGTCACTCCGCATGCGCGGCTCAGGCGGGCAACTCAGGGACGTCGTCGAACTCTCGCAGCATGGCCTGATGCTTGGCGGCGACACCTACCTCGACTCGCCGGGGGTCGGGAAGGTCAGGGCCTCCCATCTGGCCAGCGGCAAGCCCGAGGTGTGGCTCCAGACCGGGGCCAACGATGCGGCCATCGAACTACGTGGCAACGACGGCTACGCCTACATCGACTTCTCGCCAGACAACGACTCGACCGACTACAACGCACGCCTCATCGCGGCGAGCGGCAGCGGGACCGGCAGGACGCCTCTGACGCTCGATGCGGCTGGCCTCAAGTTCGGCAGCGCCCTGTCGAACGACCTCGGGTCGCTTGATGGCTACAAGGAGGGCGCATGGACGCCCGACTTGCAGATTGACACCTCTGGCGGCGGCTGCTGGGGCTCCGACAACGGCACGTGGGGCCGCTTCACGCGCATCGGCAACATCGTCTTCTGCCACGGCGCTATCTCGCGCCACTCTGGTGGCATGAATGCGGGCACGTATGTCTGCCTGAGGGGCATGCCGTACGCCTTGGGCGCGGGGGCCTTCTATGGCAACTGGGCGAGCCACGGCTTCACGTGGGGCTACCCCGACAACGAGTACACCGGCCACTTCATGACGACGTACCACAGCACGGCTGCCATCTTCCTGTTCCAGCACGTCCCCACGCCACCGACCGCTGGCTGGATGGTCGCTGTCGGACCCGGCTACTACCAGCCGGGGGCCACGTACGGGATGAGCGTCCAGTTCTGGTACGAGACATACGATGCGTTCTAGGAGGCGTGCGTGACCGACATCATCGTCCGCAAGGACATCATCTGGCGCGTCTTCTGCGACGAGTACGCCTGCGTCCGCGTCGAGCGCATCACGCGCATCGTGGATGAAGAGGGGGACGCCAGCGAGAAGAGCCACTTGCGTATCGTTGACCCCCATGACGACATCAGCGAGTACAACGCTCGCCTACGCACCATCATCACAGCAGCACGCTACCCGGAGGCCGTCGCCAGATACGACGCACGTCTGGCCGGACAGGTAGCGGCTGCCGAGCAATACGCCCCACCGGCATAGGAGGTACCAATGGCAGGCTTCAGCGACTACTTGGAGAAGAAGGTTCTCGACCTCATCTTCTCCAACACGGCGTACACCATCCCGACCACGCTCTATCTCGGCCTCTTCACGGCCACGCCCAGCGATGCTGGCGGCGGCACCGAGGTCAGCACGTCTGGTACGGCGTACGACCGTGCCGACATCACCAACAACAGCACCAACTTCCCAGCGGCTTCGGGCACCAACCCGACGCTGAAGAGCAACGGCACGTCCATCCCCTTCGTGCAGGCCACCGCCGCATGGGGAACGGTCGGCTGGTGGGGCATCTTCGACGCCAACACGGCTGGCAACCTGCTCATCTGGGGTCCCATCACCACGCCCAAGGCCATCGACATCGGGGACACGGCGTCCTTCGCCATCGGTGACCTCGACATCACTCTCGACTGACCTAGCCCATGGCCATCTCTGACGGCACCGCAGGCGCATGGGCCGCTGTAAACGCCACGACCCAGACGGTCACGCTGCCCGCGCACAGCGCGGGGGACATGCTGCTCGTCCGGGCCGGGATGAAGCACGCGACGGTCCCCGGCAGCATCACCTGCGCTACCTCAGGGTGGACGAAACTCGGCCAGTACTACGACAGCGGCGGCGCCTCCTCCAACGGTGGAGGTGGCGTCGTCGTCGCTCTCTTCTACAAGGAAGCGGCCTCCTCGTCAGAGCCGAACCCGGTCGTCACCTTCCACGCCACCGTCTCGGCCACTCCCGGCTGCGCGGTCGCCGTCTCGTACAGCAAGGGCGCCTCTGAGAACTGGGTGACGCCAGAGGGTGCGGGCGGCGCCTTCGCGTCTTCGACCGCCATATCGGCCACGATGTCGTCGCACATCAGCGCCACGTCTGGCGACATGCTGGACGCCTTCGCGGTCGGCAACGACAACAACACGATGACCGTGCCCACGGTCACGCAGGCGGGCCTGACGCTCGACACGGTGACGGAGTACCCGGCCACCGCCCTCTCCGACTCCACCAGCAACGACATCGAGGCTGACGGCTGCAACCGACTGGCCACGGCTGGCACGTCCAGCGCAGCGGCTGTCGTCACCGGCACGCTCAACATCGCTGACTCTGGCTCCGCATGGGTCACGCGCCTGCGCGTGCAGGCCGTCGTCATCGAGGCCCTTGCAGGCACGTCAGATGCAGCGGCCACGGGCGATGGGGCCGTCACACGTGGCCGTGGCATAGCGGCTACGGGTGCAGAGGCGAGCGATGCCACGCTGGCTGGCCCCACACGAACACGCGGGCTGGCAGGCACGAGCGATGCGGTCGCCACGGGGACGGGCCAGCACGTCAAGGCGCTGGTCCTTGCCGGTACGTCTGCCGCTGCCGCTGATGCGTCCGGGTCGGTCGGGCTCCCTCGGGCGCTGGCCGGTACGTCGGCTGCTGTCGCTGCCACTCCGAACGCTCCGCTGACCGCCCTGAACCCCATCGCCGGTACGTCCGATGCTGTCGCTGTCGGCACGGCTGCCGTCACCCGCGTGCGCGGTATCGCTGGCACGTCTGCGACGGTCGCTGATGGCAACGCCGCAGTCACCAAGGAGGCCGGGAACCTCAAGCCGCTGGCCGGTACGTCAGATGCTGCCAGCACGGCTGACGCCGCCCTGTTCAGGGCTCGCAGCAGGGCTCTGGCTGGCACGGCGACCGAGACGGCCACCGCATCCGCCAACGCCACCAAGTACCGTGCCCTAGCAGCGTCCGCAGCGGCCTCAGGAGCCGCGACAGGCGCGTTCCTTAGGGAGAGGTCACTTCTGGGGGCAAGCGCCGCTCTGAGTGACGCTACGGGGCTCGCAAGCGTCCAGAAACTGCGGTCGCTGGAAGCCTTGGCCGAAGCCATCTCGTCCGTGGACGCCACCCTGACGGTGGGGTTGGGCCTGCAGGGCACGAGCGCTGCGGTGAGCGATGTCTATGGGGACACCTATCTCACGGTGGTCACGCTGGAACGTCGGCGGTGGGATGGGACACAATGGAACCCCGGTGAACTGTACCGGCGCAGATGGACTCAGACATAGGGGGCACGATGGAGTACAGACCCAAGTTCCAGAAGCAACTCAACGGCAAGGGGGCCATCCCCGTGCCCGGTAAGACCAAGGGCGCACGTGACTGCGGGCCTCGGGCATCGCTTCACGGCATCGACGCGCTCACTCATGGCGAACTGCTCCCATCGGTGAGCCACTTCCGCGCCAAGGCCGGGGTGAGCGGGCCCCAGAAGACGAACATCTACGACCTGCAGCGGGGCATCGAGGCTTACACCCCACGTGGGCGCAAGCCGCTGCGCCTCTTCATCAAGTCGTTCGTCGGGGACGTGAAGACCGCCGTTTCCTCGGGCAAGGGCGTGCTGCTCTGCATCCACTACGGCAAGTTCAACCAACTCGCCAACAAGACTGGCGACCCGTACTACACAGGCGGGCACTCCATCTCCGTGTTCGATGAGCGGGGTCGGGGGGACGACATCGAGTGGCTGCTGTACGACTCCTTGGACGATGCGCGACGTGAGGGCATCCCTCAGGGTGAGCGCTGGGTCAAGCGCTCCATCATCGTGGAGTCAATGGAAGCCTTCGCTGGGGCACGCGGGCGTTGCTACGCCGGGGTCTTCGGTGGGGGTCAGAAGCGATAGGTCAAGATGTGCATGTGGATGACGACATCGACGCCCTCGGGCTGGCTGCCATCATCGCCGTTGTCGCCGTCGCCATCGTGGCGGTCATCGACATCTTGGCCGATGGCGAACTTGAGCCTGCCCTGATGGCTCTACTCGCGGCGGTACTCTCGCCGCTTATCCCTGCTCTCATCGTGCGGTACGGCAAGGGTGGGAGGGAGTGATGGAAGACCTGATGATTGGGGAGTTCGACGGCAAGGGGCACCTGCTCATCCTCTTGCCAGTCTTCGTGACGGTCGTGTTCGGGTGGGGGGTATTCATCTCCTACCGCCTCTTCCGCAACACCGACTTCAGGGACAAGCGTCTCAGGAACAACTCCGAGCATGGCCTTGTCATCGCCACCACGCTGCTGATGCTGGGCATCGCCAACATCATCACGGGCGTCGGTCTTACATCGAAGGACGACTTCATCGTGGAGATGGGTGCGATACTCGCCAGAGGGGCGCTGCTCGCCACCGCCATCTACCTGCTGCTACGACATCCACGCCCGCCAAAGGAGGAAGAGTGAAGACAGAACCAGCCATCCTTATCGGAGCCGTGGGGACGTTCATCTCCACGCTCATCCCCCTCATGGCCATCTCGTTCGGGTGGACGGACGAACTGGCCAGCGAGGTCGAGGCCATGCTGCTTGCAGCGTGGACCGTCCTGTCTATGCTCATCACCATGCTCATCATCCGCGCCAACGTCTGGAGCCCTGCTTCACACGAGGCGGCGGTCACGGCAGCCAAGGAGGGCAACGCATGAGCCAGTACGAACCCGATGCCGACCACGGCATGGACATCCCAGACGAGGGGCTGTCCGTTGATGAAGGGCTCCTCGATGAGCCCACGGAAGACGACGCTGATGAGGCTCCAGCGCCAGAAGAAAGTGAGGCGTAGATGGGCTCCTTCCTAGCAGGAGCGGACGCCACCGCCTGTGCGGTGGCCGGTAACAAGGTCGGGCTCCCCGACGAGTACGTGACCGGGGCGCTCGCCAACTTCCCAGCCGCTGTCTGGGACGCAGGCGTGGCCCCGACCAGCGCTACCGACCTGCAATGGGCGGTGCGAGAAGCCTTCCGGCTGTACGGCGTCAAGTACGCCGAGCGTGCCGACCAGTTCGTGGCTCAGGTCCCGACCGGGCTGCGTGCCACCGTCACCGTCCCCAATATCGTGGGCACCCAGCGGGTCGCCGCTGAACTGGCCCTCACCCTCGCAGGCTGCCGTCCGGGTACCGCTACAGGTGCCGCGAACGCAGCGCCGGTCGGTCAGGTACTCACGCAGGCGACTGCGGCTGGTGCCAATCAGGTCGGCAAGGCCGTCAACTACACCTACAGCCTCGGGACGTAGTCATGGCGCTGACGCAGGACTACATCGACTCCATCGTGGAGAAGGACCCGAAGAAGATTGCTCAGGCCACGGCAGACCTGAAGCCCAAGGCCGAACCCAAGCCAGCCCCCAAGGGGCCACAGAAGAAGGGCTGATATGCCCTACAGGTCTGCCAAACAGCGGGCCTTCATGCACGCCCAGCACCCGGACATCGCCGCTCGCTGGGACAAGGAGCAGAAAGGGAAGCGCACGATGCCCAAGATGAAGTCCGCTCAGGAGACGTTCGACGCCCTCAAGGGCGGGCTCTCTGGCAAGACCACCAAGATGAAGGCGACGGTCGGCAAGAAGGGCGTCACGAACTACCGGGTCGGCTCCAAGAACCCGACCAGCAAGGCGACCCTCGCCCAGAAGGCTGCTGCCACGAACGGGGACGCCAAGTCCACGCGGCGTGCCATCCGCACCACCATCAAGGCTGGCCTGCGCACGCGCAAGCCCAACCTCTCGACCAAGGTCGTCAGGAACCGCGCCGCCAAGCAGACCGCCGCCATGATGAAGAAGCGGGCGTAAGCCATGGTGAAGAAGGGCCTGAAGGCATGGAGGTCCATGCCTCAGGCTCGCCGCCAGAACCTCAAGTCGAAGGGCGTCGATACCCGCAAGGAGAAGGTCGCCTTCGGCAGGAAGTTGCTGCGCTCACGCAGGCAGGGCACGCCCGGCCCGACAGCCAAGTCCGTGACTGGTAATGGCGGAAGCGCAGCGAGGTCGTTCGAACTGGCCAGCGAGGCTGGCACGGGCGGGGTCGCACCACGTGGACTAGGTCTTGAGCGCACGCGCAAGACCACGACTCGTGGTGGCAAGGTCGGCGTGACGAGGGTCGGCATGACCAGCGGGCCTGCTGGTGTGGAGCAGTACCGAATGGTCGAGGCACCGACCGCTGCCGTGGCCGCAAAGACACCCAAGGCCAACGCAAAGACAATGGCCAAGCCCAAGGCCAAGGCCAAGGTCACGAGGCCGAAGGCGAAGCGGACGCCCAACGTAGGCAAGCGTCCGGTGACCCAGCGCAAGGCACAGATGGTGGTACGCAGGCGCAGGCGGTAGCGCAGGGTTGACTGAGCGTGTAGAGTAAGCGTCGGCTCCGGGCGAAGACGACTCGCACGGTGTCTCCTTTCAGAGGCGGGCCCCGGCTAGACCGGGGCCTCTCTCTTTCTCACGTAGCGCTTCAGCAGCACCTCGTACGGGGTCATCTGGCAGCCGCTGCACTCGATACGCACCACGTGCTGGCCATCCTCGGTGAAGATGCGCACCCACGTGTGCTTATGCGGCTCGTGTGGGCAGCCACGGCACTCGCTCATAGGTCATCGAACCTCACGTCGTCTGCTCCCCATGACACGGACACGTCCCGGTCCTGCAAGCGTGGCCCGACGTTCGTCTTGCGATGCACGAGCGTGAAGCCCGTGACCCCAGCCTGCGGGTTCCATGGGCGATGTTCCCACACGTTGCGTGCGGAGTTGACCTTGAAGACAGAGCCGTATGGCTTGGCTGCGCTGCCAGCCTTCACGTCGTCGCTGCTCAGGTGGTCGAGGAGCAGCACCGTGGCCGGTATCTGTGACACCAGCGAGTAGAACCTGATGGCCCCGTCCGCTCCATCACCTGCGCTGCTGCCGTGCATGGCCATGGCCGTGCTGTCGAAGATGACCAACTTGATGTTCGGGTCCTGTTTCACGTGGAACAGCACGTCAGCGTGGTGCCGCTCGTAGGGTCCCTTGCCGTGCAGGGACTGGTAGATGATGGGCACGTTGTCCCTGCGCCCCATGCCCTTGGCCACCATGTGCGTGCGCTCGACCATGGTGGTGGCGTCGTCCTCCCAGTCGAGGTAGAGGGTCGTGCCCTCCTCCCTGACCGCCCACCCGAAGAGGTTGCCCCCATGGGCCACGGCTGCCGCGATGCGCACCGCCAGCACGGACTTGCCTGCGCCTCCGGGGCCGTACAGGATGTTCGCTTTGCCCTGAGCGAGCAGGCCGTCGATGAGGAACTTGCGCCGCTCGGTCATGACCTCACCGGACATGTCCATGGTGGGGACCGACTTCTGGAGTTGGGAGTTGAGGATGACGGTGGCCCACTCTAGGTGCCGTCGCCAGTCCTGAGGGGTCGCGCTCTGCTGGGGCACGATGAGAGCGCCGATGCGCTTGGCGACCTGCTCCCTCTCGGACTCCTTCATGAGGTTCATGCGGGTGAGGAGGACGACATCATCAGGGAGGGAGGTGATGGTGTCGATGGTGGTGCGCACGGTGAGGGTGGTCAATATCCCCCACGAGGTCGGCTCGACGTAGTCGAAGTCGAAGGTCAGGTAGGGCGCTCTCCCGGCGTCGGACTTGAAGCCGACCCTGTACCCGTTGGCGGTCTGCTCGATGGCGTGGAGCAAGGCGGTGTCCCCTTTCCAAGGTAACTCTCCAGCCCCAGCGACCCTAGGCCCGTGTCCCCGTTGTAGATGGGGCACTCAGGAGCCTTGCACCAGACCCGCATGTCGTCGTCTGCGACCGACATGGAGGCGTGGCTATCAGGGTGGATGGGGCACTTGATGGACCTGCCGGGCGTGACCTGCAGCCCGAAGTGGTGCGCGAGAAGGTCCGACACTCTCGGAGCGTCCCCCGTGGCCACGATAGGCGGGCGCTGCAGGCCCTGTCTCCCCGGATACGGCTCTGGACCCACTTCAGGGCCTGCGAGGGCGTACAGAGCCTTGTACGCGGTCGCCATCTGGATGTCTGCCATCACGTTCACGAGGGTGCCAACGGACGTGATGGGCGAGTCATCGAAGGGGTCATAGGCTGGGTAGCGTACACCTGACTTGGGGTGCCGCATCAGGGGCATGCGCAGGGCACCCACGCCCCAGTCAGAGGCGCTGTCCTTGGGGAAGACCTCTGCCTTGGGGTCGCTTATCCCGCACAGGGTGAGGGCCGCTTTGAGGGCACGCCGCATGGTCGCAGCGGGCACCATGCCGAAGGTTTCGGACTCGTGCGAGCCGTCACCCGTGGTGATGACCCAGAGGTGAGCGCCACGTCGTGAGCCCACGAGCAGGGAGTCGATGCCCTGCGTGCCAAGGAAAGAGCGCACGACCTTGGCCCTGTCGAAACCATCCTCCATGTCGAAGTCGATAGCGCCCACGTGCGTCATGCACACACGCTGCGCTGCCCACGTGACGCCAAGGTCATCGACGTACGGCTTGAAGACGGCCATGTAGCCGGAAACAGAGAAACCCCCCACGCCGAAGGCAGCGGCTGCTACCTCGGGCGTGAGGGGTCTTTCGAGGTGGACGTGCGAGTCTTTGACGAAGGCATCGTGACGGGCAGCGAAGGACCCCAGATAGAGGTCCAACGCTGCGTAGACGTTCGGCTTCATGGCTTGTAGATGAGGCTGCGCCAGACGCCCAGCCGCTGGCCACGGCCATGCTCGCCCTTGCGGGTGGACCTGCGGAAGTCGTCCGTGGCCACGATAAGGCCAAGGCCCGCAGACTTGTTCAGTCGGGCAGCCATGCCCTTGGTGACGGGGAAGCCCTCGCCCAATACGGCCCACACCCGGTCGGCTGTGAACTCGGGTCTGGTCCTCGCGCAGTACTCGATGGCATACATGACCATCTCGTTCTCAAGGTCGGTCCACTTGTAGCGAGCAGCCTTCTCGCTCTCCTCCATGCCACGTTCGAACCCGTCCTCGCTCATGGCAGGGGGTAGACGCGCACGTTCAGGCGTGCCTTCACGGCACGCTCGACCATGTCCCACGTCCCTCGTGAGTCGGATGCCGGGAAGGCCAGCACGAGGTTGATGTCACGGTGATGGTTGAGCATGGCCTGATTGCGCATCGGGCCAGCAGCCTTGCCGTAGGCGGTCCAGTCGGCAGGGTGGGCACATACGTCCCACCCCCACTCCACCGCCTGCTGCGCGACGAAGGTATCGACGCCCTTGGCGTCCCCGTGGATGAGCAGGTGGTACCTGCTCATGGGCACGTTGGCGTCGATGGCGTTCATGATGACGCGCACCGACTCGGCCACCAGCGGGTGCCTCGTGCCCGTGATGAGGATGTTCATGACAGCGACCTGATGTACATGCGGTCACCGACGACCGTGCTGTGCAGGTCGAGGCCACGCCTGTTCTGGCACGTGCGCCACACGGACGCACGCACGGTGTTGATGTCCCTGCGCCTGACCTCTGGGCTGCTGTCGTCCAACTGGATGACGAGCCAGTAGTCGTTCAACTCGGCGTGAACCATGGCCCACGACCATGAGGCGATGGCGTCAGGCGGGATGATGCGGTCCATCTGGATGCGCTCGTCCTCGGACGGGTGCTGGCCGTCCAAGACACGAGCGAACCAGAAGTCACGCTTGACGGAGCGGCCACCCGTCCTGCCTGTCGGCAGGGCTACCTTGCTGCCCATCAGAAGGGCAGGTTGTCGTTGTGCCCGGTCAGATGCTCAGGCTTGACCTTGAGCCCGAAGGGGGCACGGTGGGAGCAATCACGTCCCTGCGGGCAGGAGTAGAAGGCGTCGTACTTGCGACCGTTGGCTGACGTGCCAGCAGGCCACGCGCTGACGGCCTGATGCTCAGGGCAGACCCACGGCGCATCGCTGGGGTTGACGGGGAAGGACTTGGGCTGGCTGGTCGCAGCGCGGACCTGCGTGCTGGACTGACCGGCTGCAGGCTTGGGGCCCTTGCCCGACTGCCCTGCACGTGCGTCATACAGGTCACGAGCGATGCCCCACTTGACGCAGGCACGCTTGAAGGCGTCGGAGAAGGCGCCCTTCTCGGCCTCGATGGTGGACTCGGTGCCCACGTCCTCCTTCCAGACCCACTCGGCGTGGTCGGGGGTGAGCGAGCAGAGGATGCCGACACGCGCCTTCACGGTGCCGTCTCCCTGCAACTCGTAGGCGTCCTGCCAGAAGGCTGGCCCCACGGTGGAGTCGAGGCGGTCCATGACGTACCGGGCATCGACGTAGTCCAACTCCCCGACCTTCACCTTGTCCTTGTTGAAGATGGGGCGCTTCTTGATTTCCTCGATTGGGGTGGGCTCGCCAAGTGTGGTGAGCAGGTCAGGTGTAGCGGCCATGGTCGTCATCCTTTCAGAGTGCTGATGTCTGGGTGCTTGAGCAGGAAGGCCGAGAAGCGGACCATGTCCACCGCAGCAGCCGCCAACTCGTCGGTGAGTGGGATGTACACCATCTCGTACATGTCGGGCCGCAGGTGCAGGACGGCCATCTGGGTGCAGGACTTGAAGACCTCGGTCTGCACCTCGTACACGACATCCATGTCCTCGATGGGGTCGAAGCCACCGATGAACTCGGCCCCCATGTAGAGGGCCAACTGCAATGCGTGGTCGGAATAGACCCCCTTCCCTGTCTTGATGTCGATGAGCGTGCGCGTGTACGACGTGCCGTTCGGCATGTCTGCGATGAGGTCGAAGGACCCGGCGTACCCAAGCGTCAGGTTGAAGACCTGCTGCTCGGACAGGAGGATGTCGGGCCGCTGCTCGATTTGCCAGCGCTCGTACTGGGCGAGGAACGGCTTGCGCTCGTCGCTGTCGGTCAGAGAGGTGCCCGAGATGCCTTGGTCCGCAGCCTCGTGAACGGCGGTGCCCAGCGCAGCGGCGGTATCACGGTCGAAGTCGGCAGCCTTTCGCACGATGGCGCGAGCAGCCCTGCGAGCCCGCAGGTACGCCTCTGCATCCGTCTCGACACGCCCGTCACGGTGCTTGACGCGCCGCTCCAACTCCTTGGACTCTTTGGCAAGCGCGACGATTGCCAGCGTGGAGTCGTTCAGGAGGGCGTCGATGTTCTGGTTGACGACCCAGTTGTGCAGGTCGTTCGGCATCCCGACCGACTTGCGGATACTCGTGGCCGACACGAGCCGCTGCTCGTTGAACTGGTAGTACCTCAGGCCGGTGTCGGTGTCTATCTGAGCGTTGATAGGACCGCCGCTCACGTGTCTCCTTTCAAGAGAACAAAGGATGTGGACCCCTAGGTTGGCACGATATTAGCCTACTGTCAAGTAGTCAGCGGTGCCCACCGCCGCCCACCCAGATGCCCAGCAGCAGAATGGCCAGCAAACCCACGCCAAGCAGGAGTACGGGACCTGCCGACAAGGCAAGGGCGACGGTAAGCACCGCCAACAGGACGATAGGGTAGAGGCTGCCGCCACGTCGCCCGTAAGCGGTATCGGCAGCGCCCGTGGTGATGATTTCGAACTGGTGCCCCGCCTTGGCGATGACGCCTCGGTACTCGGGCTGCTCCTCGGCTGTCGTGCCCATCATTGCTCCCTCTGGCTGAGTGCGGTTCGAAGGGTGACGCAGGTGTGGGCCGGGTTGACGCACCTGTAGTCGCCGCACGTGGGGGTAATCGAGAGGCAGTCCTTGGGGTTCACCCTCGTGATGCGCTGGACGGCCAACTCACGGTAGTTGCTGGGCTGCTCGATGTTCGTCTTCCAGCAGCCGTTGGGCATACGGGTCACGCTCTCCCAGAACTTGGTCGGGAGCGCTGCGTGGTCCCATTCGATGGTGGCGAAGCCGTGAGGCTGGATGACCTGCGAGGTCCAGTCCCAGTCATGACTCGGCATCGTGTTCCTCCATCGTCATTACCTCGATGAGGGTGTGGTCGTATTCGCCCCACACCTTGGCGGCGTGGACCTGAACGACCTGCTGGTCGTCCCAGAAGGCGAAGCCGGTGAGCGCGTCCCCGACCGCCCTGATGAGTTTGTCGAGGTCAGGCTTGCTCTTCATGTAGAAGGGCGCACTCGGCCTCAACACGGTGCGGGCCTCTCGCTTGAGCGTGGGGGCCGCATCCTTGTAGTGCCCGTTCGGGCGTGCGAACCAGAACGTGAGGTGCATGAGGATGTCGCCCGTTTCGGGGGGTGTGTGGGAGTCACGCACCCACGTGTTCTGGATGTCGTTGCGGTAGTCCATGATGCGAGCGTCGGCATGGACGGTCACGGGCTTGCCGCCCCGCAGCGGGGAGATGGTGCGGAGCGACCCCTGAGGGCGGGGTCGCCCCGGCACGTCGATAGACCTCACCAACACGCCTCAAGGACCCGCGAGCCAGCGTTGTCGGCCTGCTTGTAGTAGTAGACGAAGCGCTTGACGTAGCGGCTGGCGACGAGCGTGTTCGGCATCGCCACCATGGCCCCGATGACGTTCTGGTAGTACATCCTGACGAAGTACCTGTGCTGGCCGAAGCCATGCTCGCGCTGGCATTGGTCGGGCACGGCCTCGTAGAGCCAGTCGGTGTAACGCTCGACTGAGGCAGCCAGCCGGTTGAGAGAGCGGTTGATGCTGGCGGGGTTGGGGCGCATGTCGTTCACGATGGCCCTCGACTTGGTCTGCCACGCCACGGCGTGAGAGGCGAAGTCCTGCGTGTCGAAGGCCACGGTAGGCGAGGCCCCGGCGATGAGGATGGCTGCGGTGAGTGCGATTGCGGCTACGACTCTCATGTCTCCCTCACTTGCTGTTGATGGTGGTGCGAATGGCCTGCTCGTCCTTGACGGTCAGGGAGGTGGGGTCGCCATCGGGCCCGGTGATGCCCGCGATGATGACCCTGCCGGTGACGAAGTCACCAGCACGCAGTTGGCTGCGCACGAGGCGCGTGATGCCCCAGTTGGGGTTGTCGCCACGAGTCTTGCCCTCGGTGCCGACGATGATGGTGACGCGGAGCCCTTCCGGGGCGTCCAGCATCTCGATGTCGCTGGCCAAGATGGCTTGGGCCTCCTTCACGCCCAGCACGCCCGTCTTGACCTCGATGCTCCCGTCAGGCTCGATGACGAGATAGGTGATGGCGCTCATTGCTCCCTCCAGATGGCTTGCAGGCCCTTGCGGGGCTTGGTTTCACAGGTGATGCACTTGGCCTCCATCAGCCGCTTCTCGACGCCGTCCCTGTTGAGCATCCAGCCCACGACCTGCGGCTTGCCCCACTTGGAGTACATGTCCTTCAACTCGGACACCTTGCCGCAGCCCTGACAGACGAACTTGCTTGGGGCCACGGGCTCGTACCCGTGCGCCTTCATCAGGTCGATGCCCAAGTCGGTGATGGAGCGCACGACCCGGCGAACGCCTGAACGGCCCACTCGGGTCAGCGTGGTGTCATGCAGATAGCCCGCACGCGCCAACTCGGAGCAGCGTGTGGCGTATTCGGATGTCAGCGAGAGGCCAGCCCTGATGGCAGCCTCCTCGTCCGTCATCCCTTCAAGGTCGGATAGGTGGGCAATCAGCAGGGCATACCGGGCACCACCCGGCTTGACCTGCGCGGCAGCGGCCTTGGCGGTGGGCAGGTCGGACGCTCTGGCCTGTCCGTGGTCGGGCCCGATGTCCCCGTGGCCCTCCCAGTCCGGGGCTAGTGGTGCGTGAGGCACGGTGGCTCCTTTCAGCGGTGCGTGAGGCTGTTGTAGATGGCATAGGGGATACCGATGACGTACCCGACCATGCTGATGACGACGCCCACCGCCAGCGCTGCGAACGTCAGCATGAAACTCAGGATGATGAGTCCCAGCCAGACGATGACGGCGGCGAGCGGGAGTCCGATGACCAGCCAAGTGATGAGCCTGAATGGCTCCTCTAGTGGCGACCCGATGAACACGATGCTCCTTTCAGTAGCGGGTTACCCCGTAGGCTACATCGAGCCTAGTGGGCATGTCAAGGATGAGGCCACCGCCCATGTGATGCGGGAAGTCCCCGGAGGCACGCGGCCTTGGACGGTGGCCCTTGGGCTAGGTTACATGCCCCCGATGGGCTTGTCCCGCCATCTGCGCTTGCTGTTCTCGCTCCATGTCACGAGGTCCAGATGGCGCAGGTTGACGCACGCCCGGTTGAGGCACATGTGGTCGAGGGTCAGGCCCTCGGGTATCTCGCCCACCTCCTCCTCCCAGACGAAGCGGTGAGCCTGCTGACTGTGCGAGCGGCCTGAGCCGGAACGACCGTAGCCGTCCCGGTCCAGTTCGCCGTCCCATTCGACGCACGGGACCGTGGGGTCTAATGCGGGAGCCTGTCGAGGTCGGTCAGGGGGTGCTGTGGGAGTCAAGCGACCCGCCTGCAGTAGTCGCAGCGCCGTCGATGCGGTCGCTCCTTCATGCACTCCTCGATGGGATGCTCGGCGTTGCAGAGGTAGCACCAGAACTTGGGGCCACCCGTGAAGCGTATCCCTGACTGGACGCGGGGCTTGTGGGTCGTATCGGCACGGCCCTCGGGCTCGTGTTTCGTCCAGCGAGGGGGTGGCGGGATGGCCCGCCGATGAGAGGCGAGGTCGAGGTCAGGCACTTGTCTCCTTTCTGGCCCACCTGAGCCACATGACCTTGTTCCAGCACACGCCGCAGAGCAGGCGACCCTGCACGTAGACGCGGGCTGGGCTATGGGCACATTCGAAGCACGTGCCGTTCATGGAGTGGCGCACCTCGATGGCGATGTGCGTCTCGCCCCCGGTCCAGAGACGGTCGAGGGCATCGACGGGGCGAAGGGTGGTCAGGTCACGCCCCATCGGAGGTGGCCTCCTTGTGGGCGGTGAGGGCGGCGTCGGCCTCTCGGACGATTGCCTCGTTGCTGCGCCCGGTCCTGATAGCGAAACTGACGAACGGACCCAGCGCCTCGGCCAGTCGCTCCGCGTCGCCACGGGCGGCGTCACGCTGGGCAAGCATGTCGGCCACCTTGTCGCGCTCATACAGAAGGGCGTCCGTGGCTCCCCGCAGCGTAGCCTCGGCCTTGTCGGCCCTGATGTTGCCGGGATGGGATGGGCAGACGGTCGAGTGCGCCTTGAGCGTGTCAGGGCCGTCCGTGTACGGGAAGCGGGCATCGCACCACGCGCAGACCCACCACTCGATGGTGACGGCGTTCAGGTCGGCCAGCGCAGCCTCGGCCTTGTCGAGCATGGCTAGGGCGATGGCGGCGTCGCAGCCGTTCTCGCCCCACCAGTCTCCGTCTTGAGCGCAGTAGTTGGGACGGCTGTTGCTGCGGACGTGCCGCGAGCGGATGTCAGTCATCGGATGGCCTCCTTCCCTGACAGGTGCTTGCGCTCCCAGCGCCACCTGAGGATGACGATGCTGAAGATGTACTCGGTCGGGAACTTGAGGCGTGAGTCGGTCACCGACACCTCGATGCGTGGACGCTCGCATTCGACCCACGCATACCGGAGCCAGATGCGTCTGGGCCTGATGCCCTGTGGGCTGAACACCGACTTGTGGAACATGGTGTCTCCTATCTGAACACAGCGATGCCCACGTGGGCACCGAAGTAGAGGGCCGTGATGAGAATGAGGATGTAGCCGACGACGGTCAGGGAGCGGTCGATACGGGGCACCTCACAGCACCGGCTGGTATACGTCCCACGAGGGGACATCGGTGATGCCGTGATAGCGCATCCAGTCCTCATAGGTGCCCTCGGCA